GTCAAAGCGGCGCAGTTCTTCTGCGGAAAATGGTCTGCCGCGCCAAGACTGCAAATCAATGCGCAGGGTCGCTTTGTCAGACCAACTGAGGGTGTAGTTCTTGAAGGCAGCGAATGGTCGTCCGTCCTTCATCAAAAGGGGTGTGCCATCGTCTTTGACGCCGTGCAGTTCCCAGCCAAGCATCACTTTGCGCAGGTACTTGACTTGGCCTTTGAACTCGGATTTTTGCGTGCCAAGATCAACGATGCGGTAGCAACGCGCAAGGTGCATACCGGGTGGCGTGGCTTCAAAGTCACCGCCTTTGTTTTCAACATAAAAGGACATTAAATTCTCCAAAAAAATACGTCCATGAGGACAACAAGGATTGAGAGGATGTAGACGCAGAACAGCGCCTGATGGGGTTTGAGAGACACTTGTGCTCCAGTGAACCGACAACATTGTCGTGCCGCTACTATAACACGAAATTAAAGTTGCTCTTAAACTTTGTGTTGTTGTAGAATCTGTGCAACACCAAGACGCATGAGGATTGGCTAGTCAGGGATGCCCAAGCAGATACATACAACTGGTCTGCCCAAACAGGAATACCCACCAGTCCTCAGTCGTGTTGGTGGACAAGTGCATGGTTTTCCTTGTAAGTTACTGGGCGCTTGAACGGGGTGGTTCCCGGTTGCCACCAACAACTAACACGCATGAGGATTGGCGGCGAGTGAGGACTCAGCCTTAATGATGGGCCAATCTGAGCCACACCAGTCCTCAGTCGTGTTGGTGTGAGGGCCGGTTTGATTCCGGTGTGATCTAGGTGACTAGGTGGGTTCGACTCCTACAACACCAACAACTTATTGGAGAAAAATGTGACTTTAGAAGAGTATTTCAAAGACGAACCACGGGGGGCAAAGGTGGAGATGGCTCAGTATTTGGGCATCTCTGATGTTTGGCTGTCCATGCTGATTCGCGGCAAGCGCCGTGCGTCCGCAGACCTGTGTGTGCGCATTGAAAAAGCAACTCAAAAATTGGTCAAGCGCAAAGATTTGCGTCCTGATTTGTTCAGCAAGGTGTGATATAGTTTTTTAACGCTTGGCGGCGTTTGGGTAGATCGAGGCCGGGATTCTGACAGTACCCACTGTTCCGCCAACGCCGAAAGGTGAGAATCCCGACCTCGATTTTTTTTTGGAGAAAACAATGACGACAAGAGAAGTGAGACTGGAAGAATTAGGCATCGACGGCGACACTCAGTTCCGCGAAGAGCAACTGAATATGGCGCAGGTCAAGAACCTAATGAGTTTGATGGAAGACGACATTGAACTTGACCCGATTGAGGCGCGTTTTGATGGGACGACATACTGGGTGTCAAACGGGTTCCACCGCATTGAGGCGGCGACAAGGCTTCAACTTGAAACCATCAAGGTGAACTACAAACCCGGCACGCTTGAAGACGCCCAAGTCGATGCCATGGCGGCCAACAAAAGCAACGGCCTGCCCCGATCCAACGAGACGCGCCGCAACCAAATCATGGCCGCCTTCAAGCACGAAGAAACCAAAGAATGGAGCAATTCACGCATTGCCAAGCACATTGGCGTGGCCGTGAGCACCGTGTCGGCCATGCGCGACCCCAAAGTGCGTGAGAAACAACGCATTAATATGGAGAAAAGCATTGTCAAGAAAGCAAAACAAATTTCTGACAATCGTAGTATTACTACGGCTGCACCCACTGATGTTGTTCCTGAGCAACAACTCAAAGAACCCAATCCTTCGCTGATGCACTACGAGCCTAGCGCTGAAGAATTGGAGGCCAATGATCGAGCCATGCAGGCCGATATTGAGGCTATGCAAAAGCTGCTGGACTCTAACGATCCCCTGAAGGAAGCGCACGCCGAAATCAAGCGCTTGAACCTTGCCTATGCCCAGCTTGATCTGCGCTTCAAAGGCCTGATGAACGAGAAGGATCATGCCGTCACCTTGCTGAAAAAAGCGCAAAAAGAACTTGACAAATTGAAAGCCAAAAAATGAACCAACTAGTCCTAGCACCAAGTGAGTGTGATGATGGAACGACATTCCCCGAGCCTCGCGCCTTCCAGTTGGATGCGCACAATGCTCTACGCCAAGGGTTTCGTGAGGGTCACAAGCGTCAAATGATCATGGCTCCCACGGGGGCTGGCAAGACCTACCTCGGGCTGCGCATCTGCAACGAGGCGATGCAAAAGGGCAAGCGTGCGGTGTTCTTGTGCGACCGCACCACCTTGATCAACCAAACCTCTGACGTGGCCGACAAATACGGTCTGCGCCAGCACGGCATCATTCAAGCCCAACATTGGCGGCACGACGACAACGCGCTGCTGCAAATTGCCTCAACGCAAACCATTGCGCGCCGCGACTTCTGGCCGAAGCTGGACGTGCTCGTGGTGGACGAGGCGCACACCCAGTACAAGACGTGGGTGGACTATGCCATGCAAACCAATGCCGCTGTGATTGGGCTGTCGGCCACGCCATTCAGCGCTGGGCTGGGCAAGATATTCACCAACCTCATCAATGCCACCACGATGGACGAATTGACACGGGCGGGGGTGTTAGTACCCATGCGCGTCTTTAGCTGCACCAAGCCCGATATGCGCGGCGCGGCGACCGCTGGTGGTGAGTGGACGGACACGGCGGCCGCCGAGCGCGGCATGGCGATTGTGGGCGACGTGGTGGCGGAGTGGCAGAAGTTTGCCGAAGGCCGCAAGACCATTGTTTTTGGCGCAACGATCAAGCACTGCGAAGAGTTGTGCTCACAGTTTGTCAACTCTGGCGTGATGGCCGCAGTGTTCACTTCGGAAACCACAGCGGTGGAGCGCGAATTGCTGCTCAAAGAGTATCGCAAGGAAGATGGCCTGCTGCGGGTGTTGATCAGCGTTGAGGCTCTTGCCAAGGGCTTTGACGTGCCAGACGTTGGTTGCGTGTGCGATGCGCGGCCACTGCGCAAGTCGTTGAGCACCGCCATCCAAATGTGGGGGCGTGGCCTGCGCTCCAGCCCCGGCAAGACCGACTGTTACTTATTGGACTTCTCGGGCAACATCATTCGTTTTGCCGAAGACTTCACCGATGTTTATTTCAACGGCTTAGAGAAGTTGGACGATGGCGAGAAGCTGGACAAGAAGATTCGCAAAGACGAAGATCACGAAGCCAAGGGATGCCCACGGTGCGGCTACACGCCCTATTCCAAGCGCTGCATGGCGTGTGGGTATGAGCACGTATCCAAAGACGTCAGCAGCGCCAAGGGCGGCGATATGGAGGAGATTTTTATTGGCAGCGGCAAGACCAAAAAGAAGTTGGCGAACAACGCCGAACACCTTTGGCATCAATGCGTCTCATACGCCCGTCACCACAGCAAGCCTGAGAACCAGCAAGGCCGTGCTTATCACCTCTACAAGAAGATCACAGGGCAAGACCCGACATGGCGCTTCACCACCGCGCCCACGGTTGAGATTACTCGCAATGTTTACAACAAGATCACGCAAATGAATATGGCATGGAAAAAAGGAGCAGGCAAATGACACAAGATGAAATCAAAGAAATGATTGCCAAAATTTATGGCGTTGTATGGACTAAAAACGCACAACTAAGAGCTTTTGCCAAACTGGTAGCAGCAAAAGAGCGTGAGGCGTGTGCAAAGCTGTGTGAAGAAAATGCAAAAAAATCTTTAAGCGCACAAAAAGTGACTGATGGTAATGATTTGTCTGATGTTTTTTTAAGGCATCACGCATCTGCACATTTTCAAAATGCACAAGACATCCGAGCAAGGGGACAAGCATGACCCCAAGATCATTTGACATTGATACATGCAAAGAAATCATTGGTGATGCAGGAACAAGGGTCATAGAAGCCAATGCACGAGAAGATGCTGAATCATGTAAATTTAATTTGATCAATATTCCCAACCAAGTTTCATATTGGGAAAAAATCCGACTTCAAATGCAACGGGTCATTTATGCCACAGCGCACTTGAAAAGACTTGAGCGCATCAAGCGCATGAAACAAAGAGAGTTGGAAGTTTGGGCGCAAAAACAATGCAAGCAAGGGGACAAGCATGAACTATGAAGCATGGATTGCCGAGAAGGTGAATAGCGGCAAAGAGGCGACCATCAGTTTGTGTTTGCTTGAAAAATTAATGTACGAGCCTGCGATCAAGCACTGGATTGAGAGCACAGCCAAGAAGTTTGGCTGCAAAGCCACTATTCATTGGAAAGACGATGTAGTGACCTTTTACCCAGTGAGTGCAATATGAGTTTCATTGCTTTTGCACGCGCTCATGGCATCGACATTGATCCGTCGAAACTTTATTCGTCGGACAAGATTCGTCGCACTGGCACGGTGGACAAGCCCCGCTCAACCAATGGCGCATTTTTTTGGGACGGCCAGCGTGGCTGGGTGATGGATTGGAGCGGCGAGGCTAGGGTGATGTGGTACGAAGACCCCAATGCCAAGCCTTGGACAGATCAGGAAAAGCGCGAGTGGGCGCTCAAACGCCAGACAGCCAACGCCGACAAAGATCGGTCGTATGAGTTGGCCGCCGAACGCGCCATGATCACTTTGCGAAATGCCAAGCCCAGCACACACCCCTACCTTCAGATCAAGGGCTTCCCTGACGAGAAGATGTTGGTTTTAGACAACAAGCTGTTGATTCCCATGCGCAACGTGGTGAACAACAAGATTCAAGGCTACCAGTCAATCTACTGGGACGCCCCGAACATGAAGTACGAAAAGAAGATGCTGCCCGGCATGAGAGCCAAGAACGCTGTGTTCTACATGGGCAACAAAGACGCTTTAGAGACTTGGTTGGTCGAAGGGTATGCCACAGGCCTATCCGTGCGCGATGCGCTGCGCAGCATGGGTTCTAAGGCTTCTGTGGTGGTGTGCTTCTCAGCATCAAACATGGTGCAGGTGGCGGATCAGATCAAAGGCCAGCGCTACGTCTTTGCGGACAACGACCCAAGTAAAAGTCATCCCGATACTGGCGCAGAGGTTGGTAAGACGGGCGAGAAGGCGGCAATTCAGACTGGCCTGCCTTGGACGATGGCCGACACCGAGGGCTGGGACGCCAACGACCTGCACAAAAAGCTAGGTTTGTGGCTGGTTGCAAAAAAAATCATGGATTTACGCAAAAAGGTGTTGACAGGGGGCGTTGCGACCGCTCTATAATTCAAACCGTTGTCGTCGAAAGCAACAAAAAAATTAGGCCGCTTACACATGCGATTCCGCCTTACCAAATAACCTCTGTGGGAGGGATATTTGTTAAGGTTTCGACCGGAATTGCAGTTGTAAGCGGCTTTTTTATTGCCCTCGACGCCAGCCGTACTCCGCACGATAGCAAGCACCCCAGTCGTGGTGGCGCGGAAGGAAAGCGTACACGGTATGCAACCGTGTGATTGATGATGGTGAATGCGCAGGCTGATGCGCAATTTGCTTTGGTAAGGGTGAGGTTGTTTTCGGTCCACCACCGTTTAGGGTAGCGTCGGGAAACTGGACGTACCGAAACCTCAAGCTGGAGATCAGTACCAGCCACCATCATCAATCGCATGGGCTAGGGGGCAGTTCCCGAACAATCCGTGCGGCTGGTCGAATCATCACGCCGGGGGGTCAACGCAAGTTGCCATGATGATGCTCACTGAGCGGTGAAGCACCCAACCTCCTCCCTTACCCCCATCCTCGTGGGGTAGGGGGGGTCTTTGGGTGAAATCAAGGGAGAGGGGGGAAAACCTCATCCAGCGCCAAAAACCCCTGCAAAAAAATTTTTGCGCAAACTCCATTTCCTTAAATTTCATGTTATAGTTTCTCCACCACAACGATGTGGGGTAAACAGGAGAATGAAAATGCAACACACACCCGGACCTTGGTCGCTTTCAAATGTTGGATGGTTGAAGGCAGGCTACATTTCAGTTGACGCTCCCAGCCACGGCGGCTTGGCTCAAGTTGTTTGGAAAATGGAAGACGACGAGCGAAGCCCCGAGTGCGAAGCCAATGCGCACCTGATCGCCGCCGCGCCCGATCTGTTGGCGGCATTGAAGACCGCTCGACGTTTTGTTGCGTCCTCGCATGAACCCTCAAGCGTGGAACTTAATGAAATTGATGCGGCCATCGCCAAGGCACAGGGAGAATAAAAATGACACGATTTGCATCTACTCAAGCAGTTCGTGAATTTGCACTGCGTGCGGCACGCGATGACATCCGCCGCCACATTGCGGACGGCAACGACCTCAACCCATTCTCTACCGATGGCGCACGCCATTGTTGGAAACTTGGCTTTGACAACTCACCCACCAACGGCTACGACACCGACCCAGCGTGGGACAGCATCTATCAACGTGGCCGCGCTTGCGCAGAATTATTGAAGGGGAGCACATCATGAATAAAGAAACAGGTGGACCAGCGTTTCCATTTATTGACAGCGCATCGCCGCTTGAACATCCGGGCATGACCTTGCGTGATTACTTTGCTGCTCAAGCAGTGGAAGGAATTTGCACAAATTCTGCACTTGGTAATTGGAGTGCAAAAATAATAGCGAGAGAAGCGTATGAAATAGCAGACGCAATGATGGAGGCACGCAAATGAAAAAAATAATTGCATTGATGTTGGTGGTGTTGCTCACTGGCTGCACATCAAACACAGAGTTTGGGCCATGCGTTGGAATTGGAGAAGACAAGAACCCTAACTTAGTCTACAAAGTCAGCGCATGGAATGTGGTTCTTGGAATTTTATTTTTTGAATTGGTTTTGCCGCCCGTATTTGTTGCGGTAGATGAGTTCTATTGCCCAGTGAGTGTTAAATGAAATACCACCACACCTACAGCTTGATGGACGTCATGAT